CTCTGTGAAGAATATGAAAAAGAATTCCTATTTTCGGTGAGGCACCGTAGGTTGCAAGCGGGAACTTCGGTTCTTCCGCATGTAATACTTACAAACTGACGATGACCACCTAATCACGGTAATCACTCTGACCTCCCCCCATCACAGGGGCAAGTAGAGAATGCCGTCCTAGGATCCACTTCGACTTACTATCGTCTTAGTGGTTCAGCTGATTAATGCTGAGGGCTCCTAGGAGTGAACTATCCTGGCCGAAGCCAATCAAGCATGTTGTTTTGACAGCTTTACAACCTGTCACAAACCATCGTCTCGATCATTGAAGGATGATAACAATAACCATCCCCAGCCTAGGCTGGATCATGAGTCCGGTTGTGACGATCGTCACACCCATCAATCCTCATCGTGATCACCCCGAGTCAAAGACTCAAAGCAGTCTGCCAGTGAGGGAAGGTCTTCTAATTCAGAAGAGCCCTCACTGGCCGATGACGATCGACCGACTGTCAAATTTTCCTTCTGGTTTTCCCAGAAGGGGTCTGGTGAAAGAAGTCTTTCCCAGATTCGCGGTATGCGGCTTCCTTCGCCGCCATATACTTTTTCCGCGAGTCCAGGAAAGAATTCCCCATATCTCTCTAACTCACCGGGTTCGATCTCTTCGAGCTCTGGAAGTAGGAACTTGTCCGAAAATAAGGGACAACCTTCCAAACTTTCCTCCAGAAGCTCGCTGTGAATCTCAATAAATTCCTCCTCAGGGTCATTGACCTTACCCAAACATGCATTGTGAAGTGCAAGAAGGGCAAGGGTTGCGACCCTCGATTTGAGGAAACCCACTTTATTCTTTTGGACATAAACAATTTTTGTCCGCAGACTAGAAAGTGGTGGAAATTTTGAGATTGAGATCGCCCGAAGTTGATTTATCACCCTCTCATTGAGTGGTCGGTACTCTTTTTCCCTCTTTAGAAAAGCTGACATCGTTAGCTCATCTTGAGGGTCGTCCTTTGGAGTCATATCCAGAGAACTGAGTATCTCAATGGTTCGATTCTCTACCGGTTCACCACCTCCAAGCAACCATTCTTCGTCGGAGAAAACTCCAACAGGAACGTGTAATGCTCGGATATGATCATAACCAGGGACGGAGAGAGAACGATTAAACGGAGAGAGCCAATCGTGTATAAATACACGAGTAGCCAAATCCGAATCCATTCCTTTCCTTCCAGTAAGAACCAGACCAAGACCACCCAACTCCACAGGAACATCCAAGGATCGGGGAGTGGACCGTAAAGGAATCAAATTCCTACGGACAAACTCCCTCCGGATCTCCTCACTTACACCATAGTAATATTGAACCTCGCAATAACAGCGAGATAAAGTCTTACCATAACGTGTTTGACAGGAGACCTTCCCTGTATGTTGAACGATCCCATCGTAGAAAAGCTGTGAATTTACACAACAGAAGTTCGGATCTATAAAATTCTTTCCAATGGAAAGATCTAGACCGACTCGTGGTGCATTTTCCCGCCACTTCTCGATGGTTCTCGGTGGAGCGAGGGCGACAATGTCATCCCCATTAACTAGGTATTTCCCAACTTCAAATCCAGATTCTTGAACAATAAAATCATTCAAGAAGCAGAGGAGAGGAAAGGAAATGAGACTACCCATTAACTGACCTGAGGTCTGTTGACCCGGTTCCAAGCCTGGATACCGGATCGTATGAGGACTTACCTCATAACGGACCCATTCTTTAGTCGGTTCATGGGAAATCTCGCTCAAAATACCTTCGATGAGAGCATTGGTAACTGAGAGAGGGAAATTGTCTGTGGCTGCGGTATAATCACCGCTCAGCCAGACATCCCCCTCCTTTGCCTTTGCTCGGATCTCCTGGATCTCCGACTCAATACGGAGAATCCACTCCAACTTTTCATTAAACTCTTCTCCATTTCCCCAACTCACCCCATGGGTGAGTACGAATTGGGGCCTCGATTTGAGGTATCTAAAGAGAGCTCTCTGAAAAGGCTGAAGAACCTTCGTTTCCGCCTCAGCTTTTGTAATCATCCGAACCTTTAGGGGTTCAGGAAGTGCAATAGCTTCTACCACCGGAGGGTGGTAGGGAGGGTGACGAGGGAAGATCATCGAAGCTGTGACATCGTTAGGGCGAAAAGCCGAATTTACTTCGCTTATTGAAACGTCGTAAAACGGAGGGACCCCCTGGCGAATGTCAGCAGAGAAGCAGGCGATATTTTGCCTCCAAGTATTGGTTAATTCGTGTTCATGAAAATCTGTATGAAGACGAAAACCATCTACAATGGAATTGCAAACATCGAGCGAATCACGGAACTTTTCAGCCCGCTCGCATGAGCGGGGAACGTTATAGTTCCTCCAGTGAGACGCAAAAGTCGTACGACGACCCTGCTGCAGATGAGCACCTACGCTCGGATCCTGTGGATCACCCGTGACGGACTTAAGGCGGAAAAGTTCTCTCCCCCTATCCCCTTGTTTCTCAACAAGGATGGGAAGGTGGAACCTCCGCCAAAAGGCCTCATCATCTTCAATGATGACGGAATGTTTATCACTACGAAGTGGGGAATTGAACCCCATATTTGAAGTAGTGAATACAAAGGGAGAAGTAAACTTCATCCCCTTGTCATCCAGGTGAGCCATAGGCAGAACGTAAGGGTTGACAGAAATCAACTGTTCAAACTCGACTAAGTCGGAACGATTAGCCTGGTCTTGACCGATGTCATCCATGATGACAATCGGTTGACCTTTGTAACCGTCCCAATGTTCAGTCGCGCAAGAACGTGAGTAAACAAGATCCTCACCGGTCAAACCCGGAAAGAAGATCTTGCCAACAGTGTTCACAAGGGTCCGGATCAGAGTAGTTTTACCCGATCCGGGACCCCCGAATAGACCCACAACATAGGGTTCTACTCGAGTGACACCGTCATTAAGAGACAGAAAAAGGGGACCTTTCTGGATTTCAATATTTCCAGAAAGGGCTTTCCGTGCACCTCCTTTAGGTCGGGAGGCCTCCACTGTAGCTCTGGAGTTAGGAAGCTTTGTTTTGTGAGGGTCATAAACCTTCTCCACAAACCTTCCGACTCGTTGCCCGTATTTGAAGAGTTTCGAAAGATATTCTTCGGGTACGGGAGTCACGTCGGACTCGGGACGACAGAGAGAGTCTCTATGTTTTACATAGGCCTCTTCAATCATATCCCGACCGACCGGAGCACAGACGGACTTGGATTCAAGTAGATTCTTATAAAAACGAATCTTCTCTCTCCTATTCCGTTGGAACCTCCTGTCCAACCTCTCTTTTGTGGCAAAAGGGAAAAGGTCAAGGGGACCGGTCGTGATGATCGGTCGTTCTTGATTTGCTTCCACACAAAAAGAGTCTACCAGGTTCTCTTTTATCATCCTAACATAAAATTTTTCAGGAAGATTTGGAGAGAAACGAGGTAGATAATGTGCAATCAAGTGAAAACGACGATTTGAGGTGGTAAACCGGTTTCGGAGAATATATCCCCGATTAAGGTCACCGCCCTTAAATCGCATCTTCCCCTTGAAGGATGGGACCGTCACAGATGACGATCTCACAAAAACCTTCTCAGGGAATTTCACTCGCACATTAAGGTTGAGTAAGGAGAGGTGCACAGCATCTGCCAGACCAGCAACATGCCGAAAACGACAGATATCTTGAATATGGTGAAAAAGTAAATCACCAATTTCGACACCTAACAGATTTTCCCACAGGATTCCCCGCTGACTCAGTGTCAGAAGGATCTC